TGGCGCAACGTCGTCAAGCAGTTGCGATAGCACTTAGAGCAGCGGGAAAGCCTAATCCTAAAAAGAAAAAATAAATTTTGACATACAGTAAATTATCCGTGATAATAATCACATATTAAACTTTTAAGGAGTTCAACATGTCTACAAACCCTCAATTAACGTATGCAGTTGGCGGACCTAATTCAAACTTTAAAGACTTAGCGTCAATTGATACTACTACTTTAGCACAAGGTAACGTGTCTATCCACGTTTATCCTGGTGAATATGCAGGCCTTACTGATGCAGTGCTGACAGATGTTTCTTTCAGAGGCATGGGCCACCAGGATGAAATCATCATCCACGGACCGTTTACAGTTGCTAACACCTCGACTGGAACTATTAACTTCTCGAACATGAGATTTAAAGGTTCTGCCTCTGGTGCAACTGCTAACACTTTCTGCGTTGAAAAACTCGGAATTGGTCACACAAACTTACACTTCCAGAACTGCGTTTTTGCTAACGCTGAATCAGCTGTTCGCTCACACACTACCCCAGCTCTTGGAACAACTAATAAAGTTGTTAAGATGGAGTACTGTCATGCGACTAATCTGAATACTGGAATTCACATGAACGCTAATATCGAAGCTTCACACTCTTCTTTCCCAACTGGTAAGCAGTATTGTGTGCCTCTTTCGGGTGCCGTTGAAGCTATTACGACTGCCACAGTTCGTCTGTGTGCTGGTGGTGCAAACGTCGGTCTCATGGTTGAGACAGTCGAAGGTGCAATTAGCTAATTAACCTAAAAGGAGAAATATCATGGCAATGATTTCTAAAAATGCAAAACAGCCAATGGAAGGTAAAGCTTCCGCAGCTACTCCGTTTACAGCCGCTGAAGGTGCAATGAAGACTGGCACCGGCTCTGACGGTGGAGCATGGGCCGCAGATATGCGTGCTCCGTCTCCTTACGGTAATTTCCGTACAGGCGACAATATTCCTGGTAAAAAAGGCGGAATGGCTGGATCAGTCACCGTAGCTAATGAATCAGGAAAAGGCTTTGGTGGTCGCGTCATTAAGGATATGAAGTAATGGCTAGAACGTCTTTCGGCAGTGGACTTGGCAGCGGTAAAATTGAGCCAATCGGTGATAATCGGTACGGAGTCCGTGAAATGTATGATGCTGAAGAGATGCAGAAAACTCTCGCCTACTACAAAGGTGGGGGAGAGCTTACTGTTAAAGAAGTCAAAAATCCTTTAACTCAGACCGTCAAGACTGTGAAGAAAAATGGCAATCGTTCCTGAAGTTTTTCAACGTTCGATGCCTAGAATAATTATGACTAGGACTAAGCCAAAGAAAAAAATTACAATGAAAGACATCTATAAGCAGAAGATTAGGTATGTAAAGAAATAATTCTACCTTGCTTATCATAAACAAGATTGCTCTTTTTTATACTATCTTTCATCCATTCCTTGTTATAAGGCGCACAAATAAAAACGTGCGCCTTACTTGTTTCTAAAACTTTTTTTACTATTGAGTTGCTTTCTACGTCACATGATATAAATATTAAGTCCTCATCCTCCAACCTAGAATAATCAAAAAGATTACCATCCATGTGTAAAATTTTGATTGAGTCTTTAGCAGGACTATTTTCTACTAAAGATTTAGACAGTTTATATCTTGTCTCATCTATTTCTAGCCCTAATTGTAGTATGTGCTTAAATTTTTTGTGAATATCATACATGGAATAGGGGTACATACCGCTACCTACCATGACTAATCTTTTACAACTTCTAAACAGCGGAATGCGTTTCTTTTCTAGTAGTGTTTTATAAATCCATGAATTAGATTCTGCGTATCTGTAAGAGTATAGGGATTTTCTTTTTTGTAAAAGTATTGAACGCTGCCTTTTAATAAATTTATCTTTTACACTTTTTGTAATTTTATACTCTTTATCCCTATATATAAAAGTTTTCTTATCATTCTCAAGAGAGTTTTTTCTTAGTCTCATGAATTCAGATATATCCTCTTCAATATCTTTTTCAGCTTGTTTAAGGATAAATCTAAGTCTTCCCAGCTCGCCTTGAGCAACTAAGTCTCTCCAACTATCACCATAAAAATCCTTTAGACCATCACTAACATCCATGATACATCTCGTTTAAAATTTTAGCGCTATTAGTGGCACCTTTTAAATCAAAGTCGAATTCATTTGGTTTATAGTCGTTCACAAGATTGTTTAAAACGTCTTCAATGTTGCTTGTCTCAGCCATTGTCATTACTTTGAAGTAGTCAAAAGGTTCAAAGACGAAAGCTCTTACGAATTGTTCTAATTTTCTGCCACTTTGTCTAGGAATTAAGATTGAAGGAATTTGGCCTTGTAGTATTTCAACAGTGGCATTATAACCTCCGTAAGTAATGTACCCCGCACAGTTTGTGAGTTTATCTCTAAGTTTAGGAACGTATTCAACTAGATATAGATTCTTATTTTTACGTCCAGATATCTTTTGATATTTATTTGCAACTGGCATTATGAAATTATAGTTAGGGAATTTGTCTGCAATCTTAGCGATGTTTTTAAAAAGATACACAGACTCATCTTTATTTAGTCCTGTGCTTACATATATGTTGTTGGTGGTTCTTTTGTGTTTTTGTTGAGCCTCATCGCATACATAACCTGTATACTCAATGAGATGAGATATCATTTTTAGGATTTGTCTGGAATGTGCGTGTCTAGTTCTATCACTAACTAGGGGTAATAAATTTTCGTCTCCATGCACCAATATTTTGTCAGCGTAATGAGTGCATACTACATTTTGTGTGTATAAAACCCAATCCTGTAGAGACGTATTATGAGGTTCATCCCATGGGAAATCTCTTATAGATATAACTATTTTGATCCCCCTTTTTTTACACTCTTCGAAATATCTAAAATACTCATGTGCAAATTGGTGCCTACAAAAAGGAAACCCTTCACACACGAGTATTTTTACTTTATACTTTTCAATCGTGTCAATAAACTGCTTTACTCTAAAGTTAATTAGAGGATTTTGTTGTACTAGTTGAAATACAGAGTTTAAGTTTGGGACTTCATAATCACGTAGAAATGCAATGTGAGGCACAGAGTGTTCTATTGGCGGTTGGAACAGCTGATCCATAACAACAACGTCATTATTTTCAGCTGTTTTTTCAGCAATGAACTTTATTCTCTGTGCGTGTCCGAGTCCTCTATAATATTGAGTTAAAAAGCCTATTGTCATTTTGGAGGTGCTAAATAAGTTTCTCCCATGGGAAAGATTTTTGTTATGACATCAGCGCAAGCTCTTGCGATCACCATGTGTTCTTTTTGAGTTCCGTTCTTTTCCCTAAGATCGATATAGTGAATCCAAGACCTAAGAGTGCCATTCATGTAAAGTCTAGATTCTGTTAGTCCCTCTGGTAAAACGGCTCTAGCCTGTTCTTTTGCAATACCACGCTCCATAGCCCAGTTGTATGCCTTAATAGCTTGCAACCAAACTAAATCTTGTTGTGCTCTCCAACTTTGCTCTAGCTTATTATCGTCAACCTCAATCGAGTTCTGTCTATTTTTTGTATCTTGTAGTCTCGCTTCCCTTGTGACGTGTTTTAATGACGTAGTGGGATCAGCGTATCTTTGCGAAAACTCTTGAAAAGAGAACGATCTATGGCGTAACATTTGCCTAGCAATATCTCTAGTGGTCGTAATTTCAAGACATACAGATACCATTTCAAAAGGAGACCAATGTTTCTCCCTTATTAGATATTTCAACAACTTATCACTAGTTTCCATATTGTGCTGATTATCAGGATTAGATACTCTAGCACAGTAAGCGATTAACTCTTGGATATTATCTCCAACATAAAGACCCTCTTCTGGGGGCTGAGAATAACTTATAAGTCTAACTTCCATTACCTTCTCCACCACTTGATTCTGGACAAGTGTTTGAATACATAGAGGTGTCACCTCCACGTTTATAGATTGTGCCTGTGCTTATACCGCCTTGAAGGTACTTATCTATGCTTTCTCTGGTATAGCCAATTGCTTTTTCATAAGGCTTTTTTACATCATAGATGTCAGGCATTAATTTTTTTTTAATTTTTTGAATGTAACTTTTTGCAGATTTGTTTTTCCAAGAAATTTCTTCTATCTCATTAACGTAATTTATCACCATTCTTGGGCGATGATTTACAGTAAGAGTTGCAATTTTTTGAGTTGGCTGTACTGTTTGTGCTTGTTGAAATTTATTTTCAATCAATAACCAAATCTCATTTCTAAACGAAAATTCAAAGAAAGACATTCCATCAGCTAGGCAAAGTCCCTGCTCATATACGAGATCAGTATGGGAGTTACATTCAATTCTATAATTAGGACTTTTAAGTTGAGGATAGATACCTGTTGGAATAGGAACAATTTTGCCTGGTGGGATGGTGACTGCTTTTGATATACAAGCACGCAGCATTACAAACCCATCTAAAGGAGTATCAGTGCTAAAAGACCAATCAATACTGTACTCCTTTTCTAGCTGTTTGGCAACTGTGCTTATCTCAACATTTAGTTCACAGACGTTTGAGTTCTGCAAGAGGCTGCTCTCCTTCTTTGCCAGATACGATTGCATCTTCACAATACTTTTTGAGATTGATTAGTTTTTCATTTCTAATCAACGTTTCAACACCTGCATTTAGATTTTGAATATATTTTGCCCTACCTTTGATTGGTATAGCGTCTAAAAGACTAGGAAGAGTCTTATATTCTTTTGCCAGGGTCTGAGCACGTTTTGGTCCGATACCCTCAATTCCGATAATATTATCTGATTTATCACCTTCGATGATGCGAGACAACATAAACTCAGATGGCACAAGACCTAAGTCTTCATAGAGACTTTGCTTTGTCACTTCTCTCCTGCCAAAAATATTAAAGATGGAAACATTTTCATCAACTAATTGAATTAAGTCCTTGTCCGACGAAATAATCCAAGTGTGATCATACTTTTCTGAAACATTTTGTGTGATCCAGGCTAGAATATCATCAGCCTCTACACCACGAAACTTTAACACTTCTTCGTCAAGCTGATCAGGTAAATCATTTAGTACTGCAAAGAAAGCTTCGTATTTTTTGATTTCTTCCTCTTCTTGAGGCTTTTTACGGGTTCCTTTGTATTCTTCGTGCATATCCATGCGATAGTAGCTTTTGCCAAAATCAAAACAGACAATAGTTCTTGCAGCTTCATAAGATTTTGAAAGGGATTGAATTGTACGAATAAAGTCAGCGCCAAAAGAATCATAGTTCGGTCGCTGTAGCCAACGATAGGAAAGGTTGTTGGCGTCAACAATTAAAAGATTATTGTAATTAGAATAGTCTGGCTCTTGCAGGTCTGCAAGGTCATTCCATGATTTGGTCATAGTTATCTCCTGTATTTATACATAACTATAACAATTTATATACCATTAAGCAAGATTAGATTGTGTTTTAACAGCTTCAATCCAGTCATCTAGTTTTGAAACTTTAAAGTGACAGCCAAATGAGTTTACTTCAATATAAAAAGGTACTTCAGTATCGTCATCAAAAGCAACAAAATCTTTTGACCTGTTCCATCTAAATATGAGAAGAGGCTTCTTTTCCATTACTTCTGCCTCCCGCAACGTTTGACGCCAAAAGTTAAGTAAATCAGTGGTTTTGGAGGTTAAGAGATTATTCCACTCAATGTCTTTATAATGTTTGCATTCAGTTGCATACGGCCACCATGCGGTATCGTTAGGGGTCCATATATCACCTTTTAAGTAATCTATCGACCCGGAGAGTGGTACTCGTCTGAATTCTTTGCCAAACTCAGAGGAGAGTCTTGTTGCTATTTTTTGTTCGTAAGCCGAACCCTTAGCTTTACTTTTATTATGTGCCATTAAGGATTGTATATGTCAATATCTGCGAATACTCGATCAGCAAATTGTTGATTTTCCTCGTCTGAAAGATGATTAGTCGTTTTTGTCATAGAAAGCTCATACTCATAAGGGCCAGAATTAATTACTTTCCTTAGCCCAAACATATGTTCATTATTATACTTTGACTTGTCCCTATGATACCTTGGAAAAATATTTCTGTATAGAAGTTTTTTACATCTAAATTGACCCATCAGATAATTTATAGCCCACGCTTGATTCTGTGCGGACAGTCTATAAGAAGAACTCATTAGGTAAGGCTTAAGCATTTCAACATTTATATTTCTTAGCTGAGAAGCAACGTTGCCTGATGTGATAGTTGGTTTATCATTGAAAAGTGGCTCTTCTATCTCATCTATATTTGATCTAAAATCTCTTAGTAATGCAGGTGCAGCTTGATCATTCTCATCAATCTCAAATCTTTCAGCCGCAGTAAGAGAGGTAACAACTAAACTAGGAAATATTGTTTCACTATTTATAACATACTGTAGTTGGTGACAAATCGCAACGTTACTACAACCCACAATTGATAAGTTTATAAGCTCTAGATCTAATTTCTTAGCTAAGATTGCAGGCCAAGTTTTCTCTGAGGTACCGTAACTAAAACTCTCTCCACAAACTACTAGCATTTTCTTTTTAAATCCAACGTAACACAATGAAAACCACCAGAGATTATTCTGTCATGTCTTAATTCTAGTGGAATAGACTCAATACCTTTTGCTTTTAGTTTAGAAATGAGTTCCGTTTGTTTTTTATCGACAATCGCAAGTTTATCATTAACTGAGAGAAAGTTCATACCAATCCATTCGCTAGCACCCCAAGGTAATCCAAAGGGTGGCTCCTCTGGGGTAAAACAATCCTCGATCCAGATTTTGTCCCATGACTTAAACATCTCTGGCTCATTATCAGGTGTTACCCTTGAGGCGTTGTAAACCACTAATCCTTCTCTTACAGGAACAATTGTGGAGTCTAGATGTGCATACGAATAAAGATTATCAGCGATGTGTACTTTATATTTATCACCTAAAACTCTTTGTAACCACTGTCCTCCTTTGTAATTACCTGTGTTGCTTACTTGATAAAGAATATCCTCATTCACTCTAACACAGTTAGCTGCTTCAAATAATATCTCCTCATTATGAAGTGAAACAACTCCCTCAGTCTCCTCTACGTAATTCTCATCATACAGAATTGGAATCGGAGCTTTGATCCAGTTGTAGCCCTCATCATATAGTTGTGTGAATATTTTTCTATATGCCCATGTTTCAAACTGCCTATTCCAATGAGGAGATGGTGTTTCAATCATGGTATCTCCGACAATCAAGGTTAAATCTCTAGGGCAGTGATAGTGCCAGTTTTTTCCATGCCAGTGGGGTGATTTTGTATCTGCTTCTGCATACTGAAGGTCTGGTCTATGCACTGTTACTCCTAGTTCTTTTAGGGTATCAGCTAACACATTTAGGTCTTCATTTTGTTCATCAATGATCTGTTGCGGAAAAAATCCAACATATTTTTTGATATAATCCTCAGTGTGTTCTGGGAAACAACATTTCATATAAGCGATATTAAGCTCTGGTATTCCAGAAAAATCTGCTACTCCAACAATAATCTCTTCGAGTTCGTCGTAATCATTATTACAAGCCAATATTCATTCTCCCATCCCACACTCGTGAAAAACATAATCTATTAGTTTTAGTCCCTCTATTATACTGAGGGTATTGGTTATTATGATCAATACCAAAAAATACACAATCTGAAACTTCTAATTCCATAGCATTGCATAAGTCTATCTGTTTTGCCCTATATTTATTAAACACGTAATCCGCTTCAAACTTTTGCATCATGCTCTTGCCTAAAAAAGCAGATAATAGATTTATATAATTATAGTTATATTCGTTAATTACGTATAGCTGATCTTCCCATTTTTCTCTTTGAAGCCTGATGCCAATTCTGTGAGTTTCGACAGGGAACGTTTTTGAAAGAGATGAGACTATATACTTAATACATGAGTGACTTACATCAATATCTAAATCTTTCGCGATATTTATATATGCAAAATCTAACATCACTGGTACATCAAGTTTATCACATTGACATAAAACTTCCTCAAGGAAATCTGGCACAGTGCAAGAGTCTGAGAAGGGAACACTTATTAATAAGAAATCATCCTTTTGTATAGGACCATCCTCTAACCAGGAAAATCTTTCACCAGTAAACCAAAGACCTTTCATCATTTGATGAAAAAAATATTCACCCTTTGCTAGTCTTAATCTTCTGTGCGTCTTATATCTAAGATAATATTGATAAAAAGATTCAGTAGTGCCGTTTGTAAAACACGCCTCAGAAAAGTCTTCATGCCCCTTGACATTATGAGTTGAGAACATCCATTTTTTATAAGTCTCAATGTACTCAGATTTAATTTTTTCTGCGTTAGCGACAGAGTAGTTATTATCTAGAGTAAAATTATTTATAAAAACATCACGGTATGCGCATAGCTCTGAATCATGGATACTATGTGCAGCACCAAAAGGTAAATCTTTATTGTCTGGAAGACTGGTGTATCTAACCATTTAAGAACCCAGAAATTTGTAAAGTGTACTTTGATTGCATTCCACAATTAGCTGATAAGTGTGGCACTGAACCATCAAATATAAATCCCGTATGCTTTTCCCAATCTGTAACCATACTGTTATTAAACTGAATCACATGACCCAGCATCCAGTCTTCTAAAAAGATATTAGCTCTTACAGCCGGTCTTATATCGTCTGGTGCAGACTGCTTTACTTTGTAAAATGTGTCAGAATGAAGGGGTATGATGTTACCGGGCTCTTGTTTTATTGCAGAGATTGAATGAGCTTCTATGTTCAATTGTTTTCCTAGCTCATCAAAATCAATCTCATCTTTACTAAAAAATCTTTGGTAAATAGCAGTGTTATGCTCATTGTACGTATTAGGCAATCCACCCCAAGGAGCGTGAAGATCTTTTTGGCGTAGCGCATGATAAGCCGTGCTGTCATCCTTGTAGTCTGCCCAATCTAAATCAAATATGAAAGATGTATCGTAATTAATTGAAGTTTCAATCAGCATTTTATTCCCAATTAAATGACCCTATTTTAGAGTGTCCCCAGTTTCTATACATGAGTATATAGTTCAAATCATCTTGAGTTTTTAAGGTTAGGTTTTCATTTGCAAAGTGTAAAACAACCTTATTCTCTAAAGCTTTTTGTAATAAATTATCACATACTTCAGGAAGTTGATAGATGCTACACAGTACAATACCATCTATGTTCTGATCTAAATAGTGATCAAAAATAGGTAAATGATCAAGGAACTCATTTTCAAATTGATAACCATTATTTTTAATATTATTTTCTTTTAAATAGTTATCTATTATAGCTCTTTGAAAATTTTTAGGCCAGAACTTACTTAAATTATGATTATTAGATACGTAGCATATGTATCGTTTATCAGTTGCATCAATGGTTTCAACTTGAGAAAAGTCGTCAGGGTGTCTAAAGAATCCTCCTGGAAGACGCCTGTAAAACTCTCCTCCTCGTGGCAATACGTGCCAGTCTAGAGCCATTCTAGTAATTTTAGTTTCATTGTTAACATTACCGTGGATAATTTCTTGGTTAAAAAGATGGGCTTGTCCCGGTTTTAGAGTTACTGGTTTTGCATACTTCAAACACTCCTTTTCAAAAGTTTCAACACTCCAAGATTCTTTTATTACTCTTTTGGTAATACTTCTAGATTTTTCAGTGCTTAAAACCCACATCGAGTTTGAAGAATAAGTTTCTGTTAAGGGCATCCAAATAGTGCCTTGACCTCTACCATTATCATAGAATACCCCCTGGTGGAAGGGTAATCTTCTTCCGACACTCT